TTTTGAAGACGTTCTTGGGCAAAAGTGATACGATTATCGAGGGAACCGGATTGTTTGGATACCAGGGTGCGGACTGCAAGGTCCGTCCTGATCTATATAACGAAGGCGCGGGTGTGGTGCTTGACCTTAAGACAACCCAAGAGGGAGATCCGCGAGGGTTCCATTCTTCAGTCAGAAGATACGGGTATGATTTCCAAGCCTGTTGGTATCTCGAAGGATTGCGTGCGATGGGTTACAACCCCAAGCAGTTTATCTTCCTCTGCGTTGAGAAGTCACCACCCTTCCTGACAAGTGCGTACACTATAGATGTATCACAGATTAAGAGGCATAAGGTACGCATGGGTGAGGCTTGCAGGATATGGAAGGAGTGCATGAAGTCAGGCGTATGGCCAGGTTATGGAGATCACGTTCAAAATATTGGCAAACCTGATAAATTCGAGGTAGCGGATATCAAAGGCAGACTGTCTATCACTGATATTGCAATCCTGTTTAAGATTGATCGCCAAAGAGTGTATCGAGTTGTCGAGCAACACAAGCTGAAGAGTGAATACTACGGAAAGAAGCGTACTATCAACCTTACTGAATTCTCGAAGGCGATAAACACACCAAGGAAAGTAGCATAATGAGTGGTAAAGTAATCAAACTAATGACCACGAAGAAAGCGTTAGCTCTTACAGGATATCGCTCAATCAACTCATTGTTGCAACTGCACCAATCAGAGGACGTTGCATTGACATGTTACAAGATCCAGGGAGGCAGAGGTCAAGGTGGAATCGACCAAGCCTGGAGCGTTAAGGAATTGAATAAATTCATGAAGGACAATCATCAAACAACGGAGGAAAAATGGCTAATAGATTAGAACAAATAAGGCGTATAAAGCAGGGTATTGATTTTGCAAATGTACATGTAGGGAATTGCGATTGGAACGCAGCTATTGTGGTTCAGGGAGCATTGATTGAACAACTCTTGGCGGTAGTTATTGGGGAGGACTTTGATCATCATAGTGATCCCACTACGGTTTTAAACACTAGTAAGTCAGCATACGATGTTCCTCATACATGGCATTACGATTGCGAAGAGCAGCGGGTAGCTTACGAAAAAGGCGAGAATAATGAGTAGCTGCCTGGTCGCAATCGACCCCGGTGCGAGTGGAGGGTTCTGTCAATTCGTGGATGGCAAGGCAGTGTGGGCATGGAAGTATACATCTTTCAGTGACTTCGTTGCAGACATCTTGGATTTACAGGAGAACCCCGATCACTCGTTGGAGATAGTCTTGGAAGACGTACCACCCTTTGCGGGTAAGAACATACCATCCTCCACCGGATTCAAGCTTGGGGTGCAATGTGGATTTTACCAAGGAGTAGCCCGTGGTCTACAAATCCCGTTACACATGGTTCGTCCCCAAGCATGGCAGAAAGGCTTGGCTAATGTAAAAAGCCACAGCGGATCGAAGAAGAAGAGAATACTAAAGGACCATGCACTAAGGCTTTATCCGAAGCTCGGAAAGACTGTAACACTGGCAACAGCGGATGCAGTCTTGATCGGACATTATCACACAACAACAACACATAAAGATATATGAATAATTTATACCAAAGGGTTGTCACAAAAGATACGCTCACTCTTACTCTCGAACACAATGGTGTACATCCATCAGACACGAATTACAAAAACTACATAAAGTTAGTATTGAAGGACGGGGGTAACTCTATGGAGGTTGATGGCAAACAGTCTAAGCAAGTTGAGATTGTATTGAAGGGAGATAACCAAAGGGCAGCCTTAATTGACTTTTTGAAAGGTGCGTTAAGGGAACTGTACGGTCCCATTTGGGATCTTGATGGACCAATTCCCTATGCATGAGCCTGACCTTTCTGAATTCAAACAAACTAGTGGCGAAAGCGTAGCACAAGCCTCCCTCCGTCTGGCGGTAAAGTACGGAGTGGAGGTTGCTACCGCCAAAGCATGGGTATTGGGTAAACGAGATCCCAAGCTTGGACTACTCAGGCTTAACAAGTCTCGTAGGATGGATGAGAATTTAAGAGCTATGGTGGCCTTTGCGTCACCTGGTTATACCTACACCTTGGATGACATTGCCGAGGTGATCGGTTGCTCCAAAGAGCGTGTCCGACAGATACAAGATTCTGCTCTGCGAAAGCTTAGAAGACGAACAGATTACTTAAAAAAAGAAATAAAAAAACAATGATAAAAATACTACAAAAAGCTATATTTCACTGCCTCTTTCTATTGTCACTAATTGTATTCTTATGGTTAGTCTTAGGGTTTTTCCTCACAGTATTAGGTGTATAAAGATGTGTAAAAACAACGAAAAGAGAATTCGTTTTGCACCCGTTCCGCTTGCCATTTTGGATGAGTATTGTGAACTCCACGGCATGACACCAAGTGCCGCAATATCGCCACTAATTACGGCTTATTTGCGGCATCCCTCGCGCGCATCGCGTCATTTGTACCAAATGAATACAGATATACATAGCCAAGAAAGTACGGATTTGCCACAAATTGCGGCAAAGCAAAAACCAAAACCTCAGAAGAAAAACAAGACTTCGATACCCAAAGATTTCGATCCACCCAAAGCGATTTCGGAAGAGGCAGGAGTGGACCACGAAAAAGCAGTTAGGTTTTTCAAAGCCCAAGCGGAAGCAAAAGATTACCGGTATGTAAATTGGGACAAGGCATTTGCATTAGCAGTCAACGGATACCTCCCGCAAAACTACCCTCAGATTTTGCAGACCAAACAAGAGAACGAATTCTAAGATGGATTACGACCTGGCGGAAATCGCGGTACTCTCCGCATCAATGCGTGATGAGTCAGGCCGAGGATCGGCTACCGCTCTTGAACATCTAACCCCTCAAGATTTCTCATCCCCGGAAAGGCAACGCATTTTCAAAGCAATCAGTAAGCTCGCCCCAAAGTGTAACGAGATTGACATACTCATTGCGGAACCATCCTTGGCGGATTCCATTACTTTTATTTCGGAGCAGTATGGAGGTGGACAAATCGAGCGTTACGTTGATTACCTCATCGAACACCGCAACCATCGTGCAATTGAGTTGGCGATACTCAAAGCACAAGACACAATCAAAGAGGGTGGTACAGCAGAGGAGGTTGCTTCCTCCTTCACGCATTCCGTAGCCAAGGCACTCTCTAAACGCAAAGGACAGGTGTCCCTCAAGGATGCAGCCACCCAAGCCCAAGCGGATTTCTACAACATCGATGCAGGTGGTGTCTCTGCAATCCCCACAGGTTTCTCCAAACTGGATGCCCACCTTCAAGGAGGACTCAAGAACGGAAGCTTGTATGTGATTGCCGCAAGACCAGGTATTGGAAAGTCAGCACTTGCGATCCACCTAGCAATCCAAGCAGCACAAAAGGGGATCCGTTCCTCCTATGCTAGTCTCGAAATGCTTGCGAAGGAGTGCGCTGGCAGGTTACTCACTTCCGTAAGCGGAGTTTCTCGCCCAACCTCACAAGGTAGTCTCTCCCATGCAGACAGGCAGAAGATTGATCAAACAGTCAAAGCGTTACGAGGTTGGCCCATAACATTCAAGGATGATAACCAAGCAACCCTCGAAGCATTTTGCGCATTTCTCGCTCAACAACGCTTGGAAGGAGAACTAGGTTTAGCAGTCATAGACTACTTGCAACTTCTCACCTCTCCCGGTTTCTCCTCCCGCCATGAGGAAGTGAGCGCAATTTCTCGTAGCATGAAAGCACAAGCCCTCTCCCTTGATCTACCCGTGGTAGCTTTATCGCAACTCAACCGCAACCTGGAAGCACAAAACCGCAAACCCGCTCTGTCGGATCTGCGTGAGTCAGGGTCCATAGAACAAGACGCAGACGTGGTTATGCTTTTATCCAAGGAAAAGGAAGTTTCTCCTTCAAAGGACATCATTAGAATTCACCTTGCAAAGAATCGAAACGGGGAAACTGGATATGTCCTAGCTGAGTTTGACAAAAGCGTTGGTCGTTTTACAACCCACATTCCAAGTAGATTGAATGAAGGAACACCCGTTTCTCCTTCGCAACCGTCATGGTGAGACTTCAGAACGCTACCAAAAGATACGATAGGAGACGCTAGAAGGCACCAAATCGTGCGGTTGTTAAAAAAAGAGGGTCAATACCCGTGTTCTCAATCAAAACGCTTTTAAGGGGCTTTAAGGGATTAAGAGAATACGGGGCAGGAAACCCCTGCCTCATTCAGGAGGGTGCGGGTTGGGCCGTTTCTCCTTGCAGCTGAATAGTCCATGATTCAATCGAGGACAAGGGTATGCTTGCCTCAACGATCAGTTCACCGTCTTCTTTGTCATATCTTGCA